ATGTGGCTTCTGCCAATCTGTAGTTTAATCCAGATCTAAAAACTGGCTTTAACCCCTTTAAAACAATAGGTACAAAAGACTAGCATCCAATTTTTGCCGAAAACCCTTGATACCACTATTTTTCGGGTGTTTTACTTAAGTATAACCAATAAAGTTCAAATAGTACATTTTTACCTGTTTTAGTGCAGACTACTTCCATTTCTATGGACAAATCTTTCTAAAAGGGTCTAAAAGCTCATTAATCGGGCTTTAAACGGATAAAAATTACTTTCAAAAAGTCATATTTAGGAGAGTTTAGGGCATCAGAACTTGCTCACAAAATGTGAATGCATAGACAAATGGGCGGACAAATGGGCGGACAAAAATCGCCATATTAGACAGTTTTTATCAGTTAATAATGCAGATTAAAGAGTCATAAAAGAAGGTTAAGCAACAATAATAGAGGGTTTAATCCCAATAGATACAAAGAGAGTCAGTGTGCAACTGAATGATTTCGTGTCATTTAACCACAAACCTCTTGATAGATGTGTGTATGTTACTCTACTCTTATTGCGCCAATAACCAGAGAGAGATTCAAGATTTCTTTTTTGGGGATAGAAAAAGGCGGATAAGTGGGGTTGTCAGACACCGCTAAATAAGTATCACTATTGTCAGACTCTATCAGCCTTTTAATAAAAACACCTTGTAGCTTAGTGCTAACAACATGAGTTCTATTCCATTGAATAAAAGAATCCTTTGAAATAAGCTTACAGCCTACTAAATCCCCATTGTTATAGTTGGGTTGCATGCTGCTGCCTGGAACTATTGTCATAAAATCCATACTTGATAAGTATGGTACTTCGTACTTACCTATAATGTCTGAGTTGTCTATTGACAATATATCTCCAGTGCTTTTGGCCACTGATTCTAAGTGAATAAGAGGTGTTTTAGATGAGTATTGTGTATTGTACTCATTGACTATAGATTCAGAATCTTCTTTCAGTTTGTAAGGCTTAGAATTTTGGCCTTTTATGAGAAAATTAAAATCAATATGCTCAAATTTTGAGAATATTAGAGAGTAATCAACACTTTTTCTAGACTTCCAATTAGCTATTGAACTCCTAGATATACCAAGCTTTCTAGCCAGTTCTGCATCTGTCTTAGAGTTGCTTAATAACTTAAGCCTGTTGAAAAAATGCTCAAATTTTGTTGTCATTATTTTGGATTGCTCTCAAATTGTGAACATATTTGTACGCATAAAGCGGTACAAACTTAATAAAAAGAAGCAATGCCAAAACCTTCTAAAATAAATTATGACACACTTTCAATTATAGAGCTGAACAAGTTTCTTAAGCGAGGTGATATTTTATTGATTTCAGAGGCAACTATATATTCTTATGAATATGTAAGAAGTGTAATAAAAGGGAATAGAGGCAGGAATTCTGAGGCTATTAGAAGGGCTCTAGTTCAATTTTTAAAGGATAGAGATGTAAGTATTCAAAACATAAAAAAAGCTTCTGAGAATGTTTGAATATCATAATGACATACTCTCAGTAAGAGTTTCGTGGCTTGTCAACGAAGCGAATATTTTCTCTAGTGCAAATTATCACAAGCTAAAGAATAGAGGCTGGATTAAAGTAACTCGAAGAGGGTGTAAAGGAACTCCAGCATTAATAGAATTTTCTTCAATTCCAGACAGATTTAAAAATGTAATTGTAGACAAATATGGAGACCCACGAAAAACGACTCGAAATAGAAAATTTATAGACTATCTCATTAAAGATTCAGAGGCCTTAAAATTCTTTAAAGAATATACTTTAGAGTCTGGAGATAAACTTCCAGAAGACACTATACAGGAGTATGTGGTAAATTCTACAATTCTAAAAGCCTGTCAAGTCTTACTAACAAACAGAAGGGCTAAATCATCAGCATTAGGAGGAAAAGTTTCTTCAATTTGGGTGCAGTTATCAGCAATAATAGAAGAGCTCCCTTCTTATGACTATCCGCATTCACTTCCTAGAAACTCTCGTAGCTTAAATAGAAAATATAAAGCTTTTATTAAAGAAGGATATGAAAGCCTTATACATAGAAATTTCGCGAATAAGAATTCGGAGAAGATTAATCCAGATGCTCAGTTATGGCTCATTAGTCGGTTTGCTGACCAGGTTAAAAAAGTAGCTACAATAGACCAATTATGGCATGAGTATAATTTACGAGCTGATCAAGAGGGCTGGAAAAGTTTAAGAGATGGAAAATCAATACATAATTTTCTAAACAAACCAGAGGTGAAACATCTCTGGTATGGCAAACGATACGGAGAGTTAAAAGCTAAGGAGAAGTTTACAGCGCATATAAAAACTTCGCTTCCGACAATGAGAGATTCTCTATGGTACTCAGACGGTACTAAGTTAAACTACTACTATTTATCGAGTGAAAACAAGGTTAAGACATGTCAAGTCTATGAGGTCATGGATGCTTTCTCGGAGGTTTTTCTCGGCTTTCACATTTCGGACACTGAGGATTTTAAAGCTCAGTATTCAGCTTACAAAATGGCCGTTAAAAATGCTGGACACAGACCTTATCAAATAGGATTTGATAACCAAGGCGGACATAAGAAGCTTCAAAATGGAGAATTTCTAACCAAACTTTCTAGAGTAGCTGTAAAAGCACAGCCTTATAACGGTAAATCTAAAACTATTGAGTCTGCGTTTGGGCGTTTTCAAATGCAATTCTTGAAAAAAGATTGGTTTTTCACAGGTCAGAACATAACGACAAAATCACTGGAATCTAAAGGAAATTTAGAATTCATTATGGCCAACAAAAACAACCTTCCGACACTTGAAGAGATTAAAGAAGTTTATGCTAAACGAAGAGAGGAATGGAACTCAGCTAGAAGGCCAGGCACAGACAAAACACGTCTAGAATTATACCTAGATAGTCAAAATCCAGAAGCTCCAGCAATAGAATTATTTGACATGGTAGACTTATTCTGGCTATTGAGAGAAAATCCAATCAAATGCGCTCCATCTGGAATAGCATTCCAGGAAAAGAAAGAACGGTTTGAATATATGGTGACTACAGAAGATGGATTACCTAATGTTCAATGGCTTAAAAAGAATATTGATAAAAAATTCTTCATCAAATATGACCCCGAAGACATGTCTCTTATTTACCTCTATGAGAAGACCACTTTAGGGTTAAGATTCGTCACAGAAGCTAAAACTAGAATATCAATAAGCAGAGGAATTCAAGAGCAGGAAACTTGGGAGGCTGAATACACTAGAAAAATTATTCAATTAAATAAGAACTCTAGACTTCAATCAGCAGAAGAAATAAATGAGATTCTAGAATCTCATAAAGCTACTCCAGAAGACTACGGGCTTAAAACTCCAAAACTCAGAGGAGTGAATAAGAAAAAACCAAAGAAAAAACCAAATCAAAAGAACCTCGAAAAAGTGCTATCAAATATGGTAGAGCCGCTAGAAGAGAATGAAGGACTAGACCCTTTTGATTTAATGTAAAGACATCAATCTATCAAAATAAATGAACAAATCAGAAAAATTAGCTATTAAAGAGAGCTTGGAAGCCTACATAAAGGCATCTGGAAGCCAAGGTAGAGCCTCTAAAAAATTAAAAGGTGTAAGCCCTGCTACACTAAGTCAAATTGTGAATGAGAACTGGGAGTCTATTTCAGACAGTATGTGGAACTTGGTTAAGAACCAGGTCGAAATTTCAACACATGTTATAAAGGTTTTGGTTAACACGGATAACAGAACGCTGTTAGACGGTCTGTTTAATGACTCTCAGACTCACTCACAAACATTTGCCATTATATCTTCAGCCGGATCGGGTAAAACGGCCACAGCTAAAAATTTTAGCCTTCAAAATGAAAATTCCTTCTATCTGAGCTGCTCCGAGTATTGGACAAAGAAGAAATTTCTTCAAGAACTTCTCCAGAATATGGGGCGGAGCGCATCGGGAACAGTTCATGAGCTCATGGAGAATGTTCTCTACTATTTAAACAGAACAGAAAAACCACTCATTATAATAGATGAAGCCGATAAATTATCAGACTCATGCCTTTACTTCTTCATCTCTATCTACAATGAGCTTGAAGGTAAATGTGGTATTTGTCTAGTAGCTACAGACTTTCTCAGAAAGAGAATCATCCGAGGTCTGAGACTCCAGAAAAAAGGCTATGAAGAAATCTTCTCCAGAATAGGAAGAAAGTTTATAGAGCTTCCTGGAGTCAATTTCACAGACGTAGTAAAAATCTGTGAAGTGAACGGTATTGAAGATGTCGAGGTCGTAAAAGCCATCTGGAAAGAGTGCGAAGAAGACCTCCGAAGAGTCGATAGAAAAATCCATGCTATTAACCAGAAAAAAAATAGAGCATAATGGCTAGAGCTGTGAGTGTACATCAATTGTATAACCAATCATTTCAAGTACTCCCTTTTACAGGTGACTGGCTCACTCATATTGGAGCTCCAGAGATGACAGGCTCATGGATAATTTGGGGAAATTCTGGTAACGGAAAAACCAGATACGCACTGAAGCTGGCTAAGTATCTAGCCAAATTTGGAAAAGTAGCCTATAACAGCTTAGAGGAAGGAATAAGTATGAGTCTTAGAAAGGCTTTCATGGAGGAGGGAATGGAGGCAGTAAAAAACAAACTGATACTCTTAGACCGTGAAGACATAGAAAGTCTCTCTATGCGCTTAAAAAAACGAAAGAGCCCCGATTTTGTAATAATTGACTCACTCCAATACACAGGGCTCAATTATTCAGATTATAAAAAACTAAAAGAGTCCCACCCTAAAAAACTCTTCATCTTCATCAGTCATGCAGAAGGAAAAAAACCAGAAGGAAGAACTGCTAAAAAAGTACGGTATGATGCCAATGTGAAAATCAGAGTAGAAGGCTACAGAGCTTCTGCTGTGAGTAGATACGGAGGCGGAAAAGATTACACAGTATGGCATGAAGGAGCGGCTGAGTATTGGGGTGAAATAACTTAAAAATCAATTTATTAAAAAGTATAAAATGACAGGAATTACAGAGGCTCAAAGCTGGCTTAAAAGATATAGAGAAGCTATAGCACATAAAGACAAACAAAAAATAATAGCCTTAGATGATGAGCACGCTAATAGCTCTATTCAGTGGGATAGGCTTCCAGATGCTCTAGGAAATGAACTAGACGAATTAACAGAAAAGTCTAATGATATAATCTACTCTTAATGAAAACTCTAAATCAGAAAGCCAAACAGATAAAAGAACAGTTTCTAACAAATAAAGACACTGTTTTAAAATTCATCCATGATGAAAATCCTAGAAGAAATCAGAGTGCAGAAGAAGTGTATTACAATCTCATACTAGACACTGGCTTGGATTATTTGGATATGATGTACCCTCAATCCAGCGACTTAAGACATGTATCTAAATCATTTGCCGAAAACTCAGAATTCTGGAAGTTTTGGTGCTATGAATGGTCACTCCTAGAAAGCATGTATCTAAATAGAATAAAGAGAGGTGCATCTTTTCAATTCGATGAATGGCAGTCATACATGAGCTTTAATACAGATAATGAAGGCGCTAGAGTTCAATTCTCTCAAAACTATCTAACAACCCTAAACAAAATCACTAATACCATAAACCAATGAACACAGTAAAAACCCAACAAATAAAAGACGGATTTTGGCATGATGAAAACGGCTCTCCAGTTCAAGTTAAAAGACTCACTAAGTCAGAAAAACTACAGGAACGTAAATCGGCTCTGCTGCTTAAAGGAGCATTAAAACTAAATGAATCATTAGTCAACTTTAAAGAGTTGGCAAATACTATCTGTAGAGAGGTGTTTGAAGACTTCATGACCTCTAAGAATGTTAAAGATGATTATAAAGGAAATTATACCTGGTATAATTTTGACCACTCCATAAAAGTAGAAGTGAGCATCTCAGAAAGAATAGCGTTTGACGAGCTTACTATAACAGCCTGTAAAGCTAAACTAGATGAGTTTCTAGATAGTACATTAACTACAGAAAAAGACATAATTCAAACTATCGTAAAACAAGCGTTTGAAACCTCCAAAGGTCAGCTTAACACACGTAATGTTATGTCTCTTTTAAGACATAAATCTAAGGTTAAAAACCCTTTATTCCAGGAGGCTATGGAACTTCTCCAGGAGAGCATTAGAAAGCCTTCTTCTAAGTCATATTTCAGAATATACACCAGAAATGAAGAAGGAAAATATGAAAATATTCAACTAAACTTTTCATCCATAGACTAATGACAGCTCTAAAAATCACCACACTAGTAGTTTGTATAGTCTTTCTAATAGCCAGCATTGCAGTTGTTTGGATTTACTGGCACTTCACTAAGTCTATCCACTATTCTAGTGTTAACACCTATTCATCATGGCTGCATGAGGTTAATGAGCTCATGAAAAATGAAGCATTCTTTACCAGAGTAAAACAGGAAGCACTTCTCAGACTCTATAAAAAGAAGCTCCCAGCTCTAGCAGTTTATAATCACTTTAAAAAAATCTACTCATGAAAGAAGCAGCACTAAAATACTGTCAGTTTCTAGAAGAGCTAACTAATCTTCCTCTACCCTTTGTCTATTCCCTTTTTATTCTAGCCGTGCTTTTGTTCTTAGCTGTTAGATACTGGTTACAAACCAGACACTTTAGAATCAGAAAAAAAGACAAAGGAAATTACCACCTCTGGTCAGATAAATTCAGAGCTCTTCAGAAACAAAAAAACTTAATTATCTCTGGAAAAAGAGGACGAGAGTTTTTTAAAATGGGCGTTTCTCCTCTAGAAGCTGTGAACCAAATAAAAAGAGATCAGAGAATGTACACAAAAGGCAGAAAAAGGCTAGACGCTCAGCTAGATAAAAACATCAAAAAGAACCTTAAAAAAGCCAAAAAATGAAAGAGGCCATAGAAAAGATAAATGCTGAAATCCAAGCGCTAAAGGAGCAAAAAGAATGTTATCAACTGCCATACATAGAGCAAATCAGAGCTAAGAAATCTATTCAGAGAGACATTAATGCCCTAAAGTATTCTTTAACCATAATTAATAAAGCTTAAGCACATGGCTAAATCTAAATTCTCCGCATTTTTCTACCTCTCTACAGTTCTAGAAAAAAAAGGCCACATAATAGATAGAGAAGAACTAATCTACCAGTTTACAGACGGTAAAAAAACCTCTCTAAAAGAGCTAACCCCTACAGAATACAAAGAGCTAATTAAAAATATAAAGAGAGTTTTTGACTTAGGCACTTCAGAACAGGCAGAGAGAGCAGCCAGAAGCAAACTCTTTAAAAAGCTAAAATCCATTTGGCATTATAAACTCTGTTGGTCATACACAGAATTTGATAGCTGGTGTATAAAGTACTCTAAACCTAAGAAAAAAGCTATAGACATGTCACAGGCAGAACTTAGAGCTCTAATTCCCATACTTCAAAAAGTGTTAAACCATCACATCACACAAGTTACTTCATGAAAGAGAGACTCATCATATATCTATACTATTTAGTTCAGCTAAGAGCTTCGCAAATACAGGAAAGCTGCATTCCATACAAAGGAAATTCAGTGGCAGAGTTCTCTGTTCATAGATACCAAATGAGTCCAGAAGATTTAACCAGATTAGACGGTGAAATAGAAAGAACTAGTAAGTATTTAAACACCATTTAAAGCATGATTAAACCACCTTTAAAATTAAAATTTCAGATTCTAGATGAGTTACAAGCGCTAAATAAAGCCTGGTTCTTCTGTGACTCATCACAGATTGATAATGAGCTAGAGTTAAGTGTCATATTCTATTTAGCAAATTCTTTAAAAAAGCTAGAAAACACATGGCTACATCATAAATCTAGAAGCATAAAATTAAAGCAGCATGAGGCCATAGCTCTAGAGAACATGCTCAGAATAGCGCTAGAATTTTTGCCAGATAACGCCTATGAAACAGCCATAATAAGAGAGTTCAGTCTTATCATTCAGCAGTACAGAGCATGATTTTAACAGAGTACATATTAACCACTAAAAACGTGAAATCTGGAATCATATTCAGATATAACACAGACGGTCTACTCCAAGAAATCATATTTAATAAAGGAGTAACCGCTGAGCAATTAGCCTGGTGGAAAACATTCCTTCCAGCCACAGTTAAGGAACTAAAAGCCGTGTGTGATAAAATCCATAAAAGTGGAAATAAACCACTATTAAAAGCAGTAGAGCCAGACCTCACATTCACCAAGTTCTGGAACACATACGGAAATAAAGTAGGTAAGAAAGCCACTACAGAAAACATCTGGAAAACCATGCCAGTCCAGGAGAAAATTAAAGCATATAACTACATCCTCAGATATAAATCTAGACTAGCCCAAACACCAGGAATTACACAGATGTATCCAAGCACTTATTTAAACCGAGCCGAATGGAATAACTAACAATACATGTCGAAACAGGAAGAAAAACAAAATAGAATAGATAAGAGAAACACAGCCATTAGAAGTCATTACTGGAAGCTAAGGTCTGAGAAAGAAGATGGAGTAAAAAAATACTCTCCAGCCTACTGTTTAACTAAAACAGCCCAGCGGTTTTTTCTCTCTCCTAACTACATAGAAAATATCATCTATGGCTCAGTAAAATACAAGCATAGTAAAACACCCTAAACAAACATATATCATGAAAAATTTAAAATTAACACTGCTAAGCCTAGCCTTAGCCAGCTCAGCACTCTCACTGAGCTTAGCTCAAAACCCAGCGCACCCCGTTCAGTCATGCCTCGGAGATTATGACGGTAACGGATTTATATCCGCGTTTGACCTAACATGTTTTTTGTCTACATTCGGCTCAGAGTGTGATACATTAGAACAAGACTCATGCACGGCCATAACACCAGCTCTAGATATAATCCCTCTATGGAACTATTACTATAATGATGCACCTAATCCGAACACTTCCTTTACAGGGCTTCACCAAGTAGGCGAAGACACTATAAGCTGGATAGACATTGAAGATGAATGCCTCATAGAGTGGTATTCTGGAGACAGTCTACAGATAGAATCTGGAACAGCCCTTCTAGTGGCCATAGGTTCAGACATGACATTTGGAGAAGCCGCCAGTCACGGACTATGCTCTGGTACCTCACCATTATGGTGTGTCATTCTTCATCAGCCCACAGGCTACATCTACAGACGGCAAATAATCTCGCACCTACAAATTACATTCACAGTAGAAATGTGCCTAGCTGCTGGCTATGAGTCAGACTACTGCACCTATCTTCTTGCAGAAAACCAAAACTCAGTAGAGAACTATGACCCACTGCTTACACCCACATTTTTCCCAGCTTGTGAGTTTGGTTATAGCGTTTTAGACGTACCAGGCTTTGAAGTCTATGACCCACAGCCACCACTTCACTACTGCGTGAATTGTCAATACTAAATCAATTAAATAAATCGAGATATGTATAATTTAAAAGTAGAACAGAATAAGATTGATGAAATTTTAAATGATTGCGCTGAGGCGCATGAATCTGGAAGCAATTTTCACGGAATGACTTATGAGCAAGGAGTAGAAGCCGCTATTCTTTGGGTAACTGGACAAATAAAATGCCATCCTTTAAATGAATAAAATTCCCAAATAGAAGCCAGGTAGAACCGTGACGGGATATGAGGAGAATAAGACTTGCATAATTCTCCAAACTTGTCGGGCATAAGGCATTTAATCAGAATGCATAACACGGGGCTTCATCATAATAGATTGATGTTAATTAAATAATAAGACAGGAATTATGCGCCTGTCTTTTTTAACCTAAAAGAAAGTATCTAATGGAGTTCAAAATCGAAATGAATGAAGACCACTCTGGAGGAGATTACAAACTGACAGGAGATGTTCATTCTCTTTCTGTTGGAATAGCTCAGCTTATGCTTAATGATGAGAGAGTCCTAGAATTAATAGAAAAATCCTTCACCAATTATAACAAGTTAAAATGAAAATAAAGAAATTTCCTCGAATGACATTCACACAGTGGCTGTCTCTTAACACAGATAAAGACAAATTAAGATTCTACTGGTTCTGGTTTCTTCTATGGACTATACTAGCCATAACCATCCAAATCATAGCAGCCATTTATGACACCTGGAGACCCCTAGGAAACACCATAGGCTTAATAGCATTTTTTCCAGTGCGCACCTACATAGCTAAATATGTATTCCAAAAACCAAACTACCTCAGAACACCATATAAAGACAGAACAGACAGACCAATCTATGAATCAGACATATTAGAAAGTGTAGACCTCAGAGGTAAAGGAGCAGCTCCAGACATAGTTAACTTAAAAGTTAAGTTCCTAAAAGGAAGATTTATGTGCCAGATTATTAATGGAGCTAGTAAAGGAGTTCGGCTAGAATTATCATCCATAAATACAGCAGACTTTTCAATTATAAAAAGATGAAAAAAATTACTATTTCTCTATGCTTTGCATTCGGCCTTATAATATCCACTATAGCGTGTAACATAGTTTTAAGAAAACAAAGAGTGATACGAGTAGAAGGCATGTGGAATAAAACAGAGACCAGTTATTTCCTAATCACAGCCTGTGACACACTAGAGGTAGATAGCACCTCTTTTTTTAAGACCAGAAAAGGTGATGTAATTACAATCAAAAAATGAAGAAAAACTTTTATTGTCAAAACAAATGTGGTGAAGTCAATTTTTCTATTGACGAATGGAACAGGAACTACAAAGAGATTGAATCTATGCCAATTTCACAGTCTGAAAAGGATAAGTTAATACACGGTGAACCATGTACAGAACAATGTTTTGACTGTATGGCTGTAGTTGAAGAAACCAGAGAGAAAAATCGACTTGTACGCGAACGTCAAGCCCAAAATGGGGCATAACACCAAAGCCAAAAGGCGTTTTAATGCCTTTTGCTAACTGTTATCTGCTGGTGCGGAAATAGCAGCAAAATTTAAAAAACACATTTAGGAAATGGAACATCAAATAAAAGAAGCGTTAATTAAGTCTGGATTCAAACGACATTCCAAATACCAGTATATCAGAGAAGAATATATACTAAAGGTTTATGGAGATGAAAAGCTAGAAGATATATTCAAAAAACTATTGGACTTTGCCGATGTAGTAAGGGTTCAAAAAATCAAAGAAGCGCTGTACATAAAGTAACGGACGAGTGTATGGATAGTTTATTTACGGATTAAAAAAATATAATTATGAATATAGAAAAGATTGACAAAAAAGTAGAAAACGGAGCCTTTGAAATGGCTTTTAGAAGTGGTAATTGGGGATTGAACCCTGAACAAGTATTGCCAATATTTCAAGCACTTATTAAGCGACATAATGATGTGGTAGATGTAGTAAATAAATTATCTATACACAGTGTTAGCAACCGTTTATTGGAAATGGAAGAAGCTGGCAAGGAAGCAACCTCTTTAATCGCTCACTTAAAAGACCAACACGGATTTAATGATGAAGAACAAGCCTCACAGGACAAGATAATGAATGTGTTTAAGTACGAAGGTCGTTGGTAAATGGTTGCTAACGTGCGAGTGTATGATTAAGTGAAACGACCCGAAGGGTTAATTATAAACATTGTTATTATGAGTGAATTTTTAGATACGGACTTAGAACTTGACAATTTCCTTGACAAACTTGAAGGAGAATGGCATTATAGGTTTAGAGATAATTTAGATTTTGAACCAATGGATTATGATTTTACTGAAGGTGCTTTTTATAGAGGCTTAACTGTTGATGAAGCAATAACTGAGTATGTAAAAATTAATTCATTATAACACCAAAGTAAAAAGAGTGGAGCGCAGCGTAATTCTTTTTAATGACTGTTATGGTGCGTTTTAATGCACCAGCGCGGTGGCACAAATTTTTAAACCAAAACCATGAACTTCACACCATCCAAACCATTCATAGACTATTTAGAAGCTGCTGGCTATTCGGTTCTAAAGCTCACACTGTCTAAGAAGCCATTTGAGGTCATGATAATAGGAGAAAAGGATGAAGAATACAGAAAGCCATCTAAGTGGATTATGAGCCGTCTTAGAATGTATGATTACGTTCTTTTTACCAATGGCTATGGAGCAAACTTTCCATGGTTCATTACAGAATTTGAGAACTGGGGATACTCTCCAGATTTACAGACTGCATATTATTCAAACGGATTAATAGTTCAAATCGGAGTGGATGATATAATCATAAGCTTGGGAGATGTAGTGGCTAACTATAAAGGGCTGAATAACCTAGAAGAAAAAATCAATAAATTTGCATCTAATGAGACAAAGGCATCCTAATTGGGTTCTCAAGCTATTTGCTAGCTTATTAGTCCTGTCATTAATTTACTACATATACAAATCAATCTTTAATTAACATGAGTAAAACAATAACCAAACTAAGAGGAGCTCTACAGCCCTCTAAAGATACCAAAGGCGCAGATTACATTCTAAACCTTTTAAAAGAAGGAGAAACAATTCACAGTGAATGGACAGCCATAAAAGACAGAGCCATCTTCACATCCTCCAGAATATTCATCCTAAACAAATCCATGTTAGGGAGCAAGGTAAAAACCACAGTTCTAAAGTTTGAAGACCTAGAAAACTTCTCGAATGAAACCACAGGAGCTATAGGAATGAGCTCAGATTTAGAGCTAGGATTTAGAGGAGGAATAGAGCTGGAGCTCAAATTCCTTAGAGGTGTAGACCATTCCTCAGTCATTACGCTTGTAAATTCAGTCAATAACTAAATTCAAAACCTCTATTGAATGAAAAAGCCTCCCGGAAATGAGAGGCTTTTTTATAACTATAAAGTAAACTACTTACTATGTAATTAGCACTTTAGACTGAACTTTTAAAGTTCCTCCTAGCTGCACATAACGTGTAGCCGTTATAGCAGTTCCCTCTGGTCTTCCTACGTCTAAAATCTCTCCATCTTCTGGAGCCATGAAGTTAAGAGCTTCTTCATCTACATTTAAACCAAAACCAGTTTTAAGAGTTGTAATAGCCAAATCTCCAGAGTCATATATAAGCGTTTCAGAACCATCCGAGAAAGCTCTAAAGACCAGCGCATATCTAAACGTTTGAACTTGTGCGTTGTTGGTGTCTGCCTTCACTCTTAAGCCGCTTAGAATGTCTCCAGCTTTTACCTCCCATCCCATTACATCATCATTCACATTTGGAACTGCGCCTGCTCCTGCGCTTGTGGTCGCGCTTATCGTTTCAGCACTATAAGCGACAGATCTACTATTCCACCTTGAAGCGGTAGTAGCTGAAAACCGAACCCCAATTGTTATAAATCTCTCTTGGTAAGACTCTTTCTTAACAAAAGAAGCTGGTAAAGGCATTGCACCGCTTATTACGTCCGTGTGGTCTGAACTTAACACGGCTCTGTAATACTCAGTATTGCCATCTGTATATAAACTTACTATTCTCTCTTCAAACACAGAAGGTGCTACATGCTCAAATGTCCATCCATTAGAAAGGTGATTTAGTTGTATTTGTCCACTAACGGTGCAGTCAAAATTAAACTCAAACCAATCAATGAAATCATCAATTCGTAACCCAGCTCTAGTAGGTTTTATGTCTGTGAAAATATTTGCAGAATTACTAGCATTGATTATAAAGTTTTCAAACTCTGCTGAACCTAAAGGAGTGGTGAATAAAAATGAACTTCCAGAATCATGCTTAAACCCTGAATTTAGAGAAAATCTAAAATTGTAGTTCGTACCAGCTACAGCATTAAATGTGATACCACCACCAGCATCAAAGGTAAGCTGAAGAGGCTGGTTAAAAATGATAACCGCATCAATTCCATTCGTTCCCATCCAATTTTTAAACACTAAAGCAGTATTTGCTGGTAGGTTCACAGACGGGTTAGCTTCAAGGTCATTATTACTAGCATCCCATTGTTGAGCCACCAGCCAATTAGGCGGATTAGATGTAGTAATATTTGAACCAACAACTGATACTTTATAACACTCAGGCATCTTACTCATAGGCATAGCCATTATTTCACCATCTGCATCTAGCTTGGCTATACTTAACGGCTCATCACCCATTTGAAGAATCATAGCTTGAACCAAGGCTAACTCTGCATCTGTAGCGTTTCCAGCTATCATGGCATCATAAACAGACTCTGGAACTCTATCACCTATGGCAGAATTAAGAGTAGCCACCGCAGCAGCCAACTCGGTGTCTGTGGCGTTGTCTGAATTTATTGTGGCTATAGCAGCGTCTAATTCTGTTTGAGTAGCATTATCAGAATTAATCGTGTTAATCTGACCATTAATAGAACTGACTGCTGCATCTAGTTCTGTCTGTGTAGCATTGTCACTTTGTAGCGTTGCAATAGCCGAATCCAAAGTGGCTTGGTCTATTCCTGTCAAGTCTGGTTTGAAAGAATAAGTTCCATCCCCGTTTGGCTTTAAGCTATATGAAGTATTGGCTTCGTCTGGATTGGTGATGTTCAAACCACCACCCGTTGCATACACTCTCTGAGGTGGTGAGTACCATCCTTTTTCAATTTCGCTTTCACCTCCTAGGTCACGAATTTGTACTTGCCCAGCTATAATTTGAACCTCTATTTCTCTATCGTTATATCCTTTCCTTTCAGCACGAGCTACACCATCTAAAAATATAAATGAGTCACGAATTTCGTCACCGTATTCTAAGTGTATTTTCGCGCCATCTTCTCCCTTAAATAAGTTATTTACGTCACCGAAATTTTGCCAATTGCCTGTGGTGGTTAATAAAGAGGTGTTTTCAATTGGCATGATTGCTGGTAAAACTTCAACCCATCTGTATAGTTCGGCTCTTACTACTACGTTTCTGCCTGATTCTCTAATCACAAATTCTCCAGTCGATGCGTCAACCAAATTTATTACTAAGTAATCATTATCAAATACATGAACGTAACCATCTACACCATCACCAGCGTTGAATCTATCTATAATTCTATCAACATTTAAAAATCCAGATGCCCAATCTCTAGGACCACCAGAATCTGAAGGAATGAATCTTATCCATAAGTCTTCTGGTGAATCGGTCAAATCCCAACCTGTAGGGAATGCCGTATCTGCACCTCCAACATCTACAGCAACATCGGTTTTTCCCACAGGAACTAGAGACTTAGCTCCTTCCGTAACATTCTTAACCACTACAGGAGTGATAGAATTATTAACATACAGCTCAAATTTTCTAGCGGTGTGTTGTGGAGATTGTACGACTGGGAATGTATTTCCTGTAAAGGCATCAATTATCCCCATGGCAAACCACCAATTCGAGCCGTTTTCTCCATCAAATAAAGTTTGAGGTGCGGAGCTTAACGCAAGTCCTCTAAAGTCGTTAACAGCTATGTTTGAGCTTATTAATTCAAAGCCTTGTACTGTCTCAGCGGTCACGTCTAACGGATTAGAGGTCTGTTTCCATTTTATTTCAATTTCTGATTCAGAGCCTGTTACCATATCAGACCAAACGGCTGTGAAATAGTATACCCCATCAGCAGCTTTCAGATTCTCGATTACATTCATAATCGAGTACTTTGATTCATTTAATGGGATAGCTGCATCAGAATTTGAACTTAGAGCCTCGGCATTATCCGCAAACAAACCGCCATCATTCAAATCTTGGCGCATAACCAAAATATCATCGAAAGGCGTGAAGAAAGGTTTTTCGTCTGTTCCTAGCTTCAGGACATTTCCAGCATCTTCACTAACACCAGAAGAGACGTTTTGACCTCTTAAAAGTTCATCCAGTTTAGCCTCTATCACATCTCTATTACCTACATAAAACGTAGCTTTCTCATAAACAGAAGAGCCGAATGAACAGCTAAAGAAGTGGTTCTTGTCTTCTTCTAGAGTCACATCATTATTAAGCGTGTAAGGCTTTTCAGGAGTGGCTAGATTCCCTCCCGTGTTATTGAAGTAGTTGGCTGCTCCGCTGGTAGCACCTCCTTTACTATTAGCAGTTCCCGACTCGAAACCATCCACCCAGAATAAAACTGAGTAATCTCCTTCTACCTCTGGATTAATAACCACTATATCCGAAACATGACCTGTAGAGGTTGTGCTTCCTATTTTGTAATTAAGCTGAGTCAAGTTTTCTAAGCCTCCAGTGTTTCGGTCTCCACTAGAGGCACTGCTAAAAAAATCAGTAACTAAAATAGTCATTAATTCATCTGCTGTTCCTGTGAACGCTGTAACATTTCCATCTACATCTTCTAAGTCTTTTACATCTGCTGTTCTAAGAACGTAGCCCTCTCTAGCTGCATCTGAAGGACTCATGCTATTACTAATAACAATGTGCCCTTCTTCTCTAGGGTGTTTACAAATGAGTAGTCCTCCTGGAAGAGCTGTTTCTATTTCTCCTGTAACGTTTAGGATTGCTACATGTCCATTTTGTAGCTTCTTTATGCTTTTCATATTATTTGGGATTTATTAAATACTTTGATTGTTCAAATTTTTTAGCTCTCCTATTACTTCTAGTGTTATAGGATTATCTATACACATTCTTTCTGTAACTGTAGAGCAGTCTGTAAACTCTGTAGTGTATGATAGGATGATAACTTTTAGATTTTTAAACCGCGTTACCAGCTCAGAGCTAGACCGATTTAAGCCTGTGGCTAAATGACCTCCATTACTATCTTTTAAAGGTTTATTGGCTATGGCTTTGTGCAGATTTTCTGCTGCTACTAGAGCTGGCTCTGGAGATTCTCCTAAATCATAATAGACGTAGTGCAGTTTTATCTCAGTCTCTGAGGTTTGAATTCCATCTCCACCACTGAGCCACTCCATTTCATCCTCAAACTCTACATAAATTCTAGGATAAAGCTTTCCTTTTTCATGCTCCGTGTTATCATACTGCTCATTATAATAGTCTACTCCTTTTAACGTGTCTATTTGACTTGTTAAAATCTGCTTTATGGCTGCGAATTGTAGTGTGTACATTTAGGATAATATTTTAGTTATGTCTTTTCTAAGCCTCCTATGAATGGCAGCTTCTAATTTCTTACTGTGGCCTATAAATTGCCTTTTTGGCATCTTAGTTTTTGCTTTACCAAACACTTTCATGTTTCCACCTTCATTATGAATTTGAGAATACTTTTTAGAAGAACTTACAGTTACTTTTAGTCCTCTTATTTTAAACTTAATAGACTCTTTTAATTCCTGTGTTTGGCCGCTCAGAATCGGCCTCTTAGTAGCTGCCTGGCTAAAGTTGTTTTTCCTTCCATATTGGAAGCCATGCCATCCGCTATTAGAGTCTCTTCTTTTAACATCCTTCCATTTTTTCAGACCTCTATCAGTGAACCCTTCATTTTCAAAAGATTCTTTAAAATGGTTTACAGCCTCTACACCTATTATTCTAGGAGCATCTTTACTGAGATACTTCTCTAATCTTTCTAGTCTTTTAGTTATGTCACTGAAGTCTGCCAATTATTTGTATTTTTGTACTAGCTGGTCTGAACTCTCTAACTGCTTTAGAGGTAGTAAGCCAGCTATTTTATTTCATCTGTAATGCTGTAAAAGAGCATTTCTCCTTTTTCATTCTCTATCACATTTAGATAATACTTATTATTTCCATTCTCTATGAGGTAATAATGAACGTTCACCGCTTTTACTCTTCTGTCTTTTGAGTAAGGAACTGATTTAACTAGCTTAGCTTCTTTTAGAAGTATGTCTAAATCTAACATGAGAAAATTCTTCTCCAGAAGGTTATCATGGTTTTGGCTAATAGCTTTTACTACGGCCTTATTACTCACATAAATATCAGCTCCAGAATTTCTATTTCTAAATGACTTATTACCATACTTCTTTCTTGCATCTTTTTCTATAGGTTTTCTAGAAGCTCTCATTTCTAGCCTTTGTAGTTTATCTTCAATGTTCTTTTTAGCAGTCTTTGAAGCGTTTTTAATGAATGGATGTTCTGGACTGAATAACTGAGCAGATTTACCAGAGTTACCAGGCACTCCTTTAACTGGTTCTAGAGTAGAATAAACCTCTGTAGGTTCTTTATCTGTTCTCCTAAAAGAACACTTGCAGCCGTGTCCATTAGGAGGCAAATGAGTATCCCAAAAAGAGTCTTGTATAGGTCTAATAATTCCATAGAGTTTCTCGTGTTCTGGTCTTCTGTCTGCTGCTCCAGAAGGTCTGTATTCTAGATTTGGATATAGGTCTGCAGTTTCTAGCACATCTAGCCATTGCTCCGCACTTCTAGAGGCTCTTACGGCTGTATTGTACTCAGTTTCTAGCCACAGCTCATTATACTTTTTAGAGATGTTTAGAGCTTCTTTTTTGAAGTCATTATAGCTTCTTAAACCTCCATTCTCATCTGTGAGCTCTGCCACCAGCTCTGCTGTCTGCTGATGGTTTTTAAACGCGCTAAATACAGCAGCGTTATGAATGAGCTGTCTGCTAAATTCATAATTCTGCTCACCGAATCTAACCTCACCGAAACCATCTTTAACAGCATTACTAAGTTCAGAGTAAGTTTTTCTAAACAGTTCTTCAGAAATATCTCCAGCTTTAAGCTGCTTGTCAAATATTCTCTTTATCAGAGCTTCTAACTCATCTGGAGAGAAAGAAGGCTCACTCATTAGTTTAGACCAGGCTTTTTTTACAGTGTTAATAAGTGAGCTCCTTTGGAGTTCTCTATAATATTTGTCCGTTTGTGCCCTCAGAAGATGAGGGCTTATTAGAAAAAAGATTTTGCATCCAGTTTAGTAGGATTTGGGGCTGGTTCTTTCTTTTTTTCGACAGGCACATTAAAGGTCTCCGAAATATATTCTGGGTCTATATCATAGTGACTGAGCAAGCCCTGTGTGATTTTCCATTTTTCTGTTAAATCATCCTCTAACTCAAACTGGAATACATAGCCAGCTAGCTGGCTATAGCCAATTTGAATGAGCTTAGGTAAAACGCTTTCATTTATCCAGTCTGTAATCCACCTTTTATCGGAGGATGTAACGCCTTCTCCTAAACGTTCTCCTACCTCTTCTTTAGACCGTGAACCGCTCTGTGTAGCTTCGCCTATTACGGCTCTATTTATAACCTTACTAACCTCAGAATTACAGTGGTCTATGAGTGATTTAAAGGCTTGTCCGCCTTGGTTCGTAGTGCCGTCTTTTACAAATTCTATACTTTCACCATCTGCTAAAACTCCATAACTCAGCGTGCTCATATCTTGAAGCATTCGCTCCATTCTGTCTAAATGTTCTGGCTGATTACTTTCTGTTTTACCTATTCTCAGCGGAGACACAAATAGCTCTAAATAATCACTCCATGCACTCTGAGCAAACCTTTTAAATAAGATGTGTGGAGCACACTTGTTTATTATTCCTAGGTCATTAGATTCACCTACTTCTAACAGCCACTTCCAGTGCTTTAGACTATCTCTATAAAACACTCCTTTATCGTCTCCTTCTCTCACTGTATAGAGGCCATGTTCTGGAATAACATGTCTTCTAGGCACAAGGCTCACATCTGTTATAAGGCCAGTCTCTTTATTAGGGTCTCCTAACTGAATGAGTGAATGGCCTAAAAATTTAGATTCCATAGCCATCTTTATGGCTTTAGCCATCCATGGATTTTGAAGCACTTTAGAAGCCTCATAGTCGGCTTCTCCTTCACTATTTAATAGTACAAATTTGCTACCGAGCACGCCTTCTATTCTCTTCTCCATTTCACTACAGAAATGAGTGTCCAAAAGAATCTCGTCTGCTAAATCGTAGTACATTTTCCTTTTCGGATTTTCTACGTTCTCAGCTTGAATCAGAGCTAGTCTCCACTTTCTAATGTTCTGCTCTCCTCTTCTTCTATTCGTCTTTATTAAATTGTCTATTAGTTTATTTCTAGCCATGGTTAAAAGTGGTTTGATTGTCGGTTAGTAGCACTGCCATATCTTAACGGTGTAGTGTTTTCTGTGTCTTCTTTAATCGGTAGTCCAGGCACTACAAAACCAGCACTAATTTTCTCAAGCCAGTCCTTAGCATCAGCATAGCGTTCTTCTCTGATAGTAGGAATGTTATCTGGTGTAATTTTAGCCATGAGGTAATAGATAGTAATATCTGCCACCACCATGATTAGAGTTTGGTTTCTGTCAGTTCCTGTAGCAGAGAGAGCAGTCTCCGCATCATATCTAGTGTTTATGTATGAGTGTACATAGGCTAATGCTTTAGATTCTGGATGTACTAGATTCGCAGCATCTCCATCTGTTAAGAGCTCTAAATCTTGATTTAGCATAATGTCTGTTATGTCTGTAAGCTGTAAAAAGTTCATTAGTATCTACGGTTTTGTCTATGGTGAATTCTAGGTTTGATTTTACCTACTTTGTCAAATGAATCGAGGTAGTCAAATGCATACACATCTGCATCTGGAGCATCATCATGGTTCTTATTACCAGGCTCTATGCTTTTAAGCTGCATGAGTCCTTCCTGTGTGCCTCTATGGCTCTTTAATTTATCGTTATAATAGATTCTATAGTTCTCATATTGAGGAAGCATAGTAATCATGTGATCATACTTTTTACCAGTTCTTCTAGCTTGTTTTGATAGATTAAGAAGTAGTTTCTTATCAGCTTCTACTTCACTGATAATTCTCTTTATTTCATCATTCCATAACTGAGCTTCAAATTTGAACAGGACCTTCACGGACTTAGGCAGATTTAACTGGTAATCTGCTATCCATTCTACAGCAGACTTTACTTTACTCTGCCTTACAAAGCAGTCTATTAAGTACTTCCTCTTATTTTTCAGCCCCCAAACTCTTATAGCATTATAATCTGATGTGGAGCTACCTCCATAGGCTACATCCCACATTCCTATAATGGTTTCAAATGAATTAAGTCTAGGAAGAGGACTCCACTGTATGAGTTCATCTGTGAAGATTTTTCCCTCTACATGAGGTTCATTGTTATACTCTGCCTTTAAGTGAATAGAACCCATGACCTTTTCTAACTCTTTATAATGATCATTAGTGTATTTACTTCTCCATGTAGGAAGCATTGTTAAAGGGTCATACGCCTTTTGATTATCCACTATCCAGCCCTTTTCATTATCTTCTATAATCTTATCAAATGTCATTCTAGGAGAGAACCCGTTCTGAGCTAAAATTACCCTGGCATAATCACCATCCATTAAAGGAATTATAGAGGTTAGAAGCCACTTAGCATCTTCATCCTGTCTTTTAGGGTTCTTTATAGTCTGCTTATTCTCCCAATCATCACACACTATAAGATTAGGTCTTCTAGCACCTACTCTAAGCCCTCTAGGTTCTTGGCCTTTTCCTATGGCCTTTGCTATGAATTTACTGTTTTTAGTTATAAAGAATCCAGCCTCCCAGTGGCCTAGATTTTTTTGTGCTCCAAAATCATGAATTAGCCTCTGGTTTCCTTCAAACTGAAGTTTAATATCATCTAAAAGAATCTCGGCTTTATCTTCATTTTCTCCAATCAGAACTAAGAAAATGGCTTCTCCTCTAATCCATAACCAGAGAGGGATAACAACATTATTTTCTACAGACTTAGCTAGCCCACGCCCCCACTTACACCACTTAAAAATCTTTTTTAGTTTGGCTACTTGTTTAGCGTGTTTTATATGAAAGTCTGGAGTTTCAGCCTCGGCAAATGGAGCAAAATAATACTCTTTAAATGCCTTATAATCTTTCTTTAAAAGGTCTATCCGTTCAAATTTCTCTTTATCGGTTTCCTGTAGATTAACAGTAGTGTTATCTCTAAGAAACTGTAACTGAGCCTCCCATTCTTTTAGAGCTTTGCTATTTTTACTGGCAGACATTATCTAGCTTTAAATTGAATAAACTTATTTGTGAGCTCTGCCATCTCTAATAGCTTTCCTGGCAAGTGCTTTCCTATGTAGCCGAGTAGTTCCTGGCACACAGATATATGAACGTGAAGAGGGTCGTTGTCTAATCTCTCTATCTCTTTTATAAGAATGGCCTTAGAATCAGAAGTAGACTTGTCTGGAATGCCGTTTAGCTCGTTTTCAATATGATCATTTAGCTTTTTAAGCTGTAGGTAGGCACTCTTTAAAAGTTCAGATTTAGTAATAGTTGTAGCTGTTTTTTGTTCCTCCCAGCTTTCCTCAGATTTCCATTTGCTTATAGTCTTAGCAGTTACTCCTACGGTATCTGCTATCTCTATTTGAGTCTTCTCTGAACTCATGAATAGCTGCTTTGCTAGAGCTCTTTTTTCAAATGCTTTCATGAGACAAAAATCCGCATAGGATTACCTATTAAAAAGGCGCGAATTCTAGCTGTATGATTTATAAACCTAGCGTGTGTCTTATTGACCTACAAGCTGCTTCTGTAATTTTTTTCAGCTAAGAAATGGATGGAATTTTGGGGCTTTAAATATGAATTAAACCCCATGTAAATGGCTAAGGAATTTATCTTATCAGACGGCAGAAAAAATAACAAAGGCTTCAAAATTAATATGGAGAAGCTAGACCTTTCTGCATTCAATGAAAATCCTGTCATGCTGCATGTGCATAATTACTCTGAGCAGCTAGGCACATGGGAAAATCTAAGAGTAGAAGAAGGTGTGCTTTATGGCACTCCTAAATTCTTTGAAGGAGACGCTTCAAACGACTTAGTTAAACTCATGCATGCAAGAGTAGAATCTGGAGGCTTAAAAGGAGCTTCTGTAGGCTTAGAATACCCTTCTAATATCACTTTTGACGATGAAGGAAACCCAGTTTTAGAAACGGCTGTTTTAGAAGCCTCTATAGTTCCTGTTCCTTCAAATAGAGGATGCCTTGCAAAGATCTATGGAAAGCAAGGCGAAGAGCTGTCAGCAGAAGACTTTCAATTAACTATAGAAGAGTATAAAAAACCAATAGAAATAAAAACAGAGATGAAAATTAATGAAATTTCTAGACAGGCTTTAGGTCTGTCTGCTGATGCTTCTGAAGAGCAAATAAACGCAGCTATCAAAAATATGTCCGATGCTAATACAAAGGCACACAATGAGCTAAAAGCATTAAACGGAACTAAAGTTAAAAACCTCATAGATTCTGCCATAGAAGAAGGCCGAATAACTAAAGATGAAGAGTCACACTACACTGAGCTAGCATCCGAGAAGTTCGATTTAGCTAAATCAGCTATTGAGAAACTGCCAAAGAAAGAAGACTTACCTCCGAGAGAGCACACTTTATCTGCTGGAGGTTCTGAAGACCGTTCTAAATGGACTTACAGAGAGTGGGCTAAGAATGACACTGAAGGTCTACTACAATTAAAAGCAGAGCAGCCAGAAGAGTATGCTAAGCTATATGCTAAAAGAAATAGCTAGTCTTTAAATCCAATTAATAGAAATAAAAATCTAACGATAAAAAAACAATGAAAAATTTATTAAATTTTATGGGAGCGGTCTTACTAATTATGATTACCTCTCTCACTGTAAGTGCCACAGCTGGATTTAGCTTTGTCTCCACAGCCAGTACATTAACATTTGTAAGCTCAGCTCCGCAGCTTTTAGGGTATCAAGGAGTATCTGAATTAACTGGAACTCTATTCGTAGGACTAGCTAAAGAGATTTGGACTGATCAGTTAATGGAGGGCTTCTATCCAGAAACTTCATGGCTTAGTGAGGCTGTAGATAAATCTGCTTTAGTAGAATACGATAAGATACACTTAGCCGAAGCTGGTGTAAATCCGAATGTGTTGTTTAACAATACCACCTATCCAGTTCCTGCCAGTGAAAGAGGAGACACACCTATAGAGTTAACTCTAGATTACTTTGACACTGAAAACACGATTCTTAGAAATGCAGAGAAAGTAGAATTATCTTATGATAAAAGAGAGTCAGTTTTATATGGCCATAGACAGGCGTTAATGACTAAATGTGCTGAGAGAGCCATTTATAATTATGCTCCACAAGCAGACTCTGAGTTTACACCTGTAATAGAAACCACAGGAGATGCTCTTAATGGGTTTAAGAAACTCACTTATGCCGATGTGGAAACGCTTCGAAATCAGTTTAATGAGGCTGAAATTCCATCTGAAGGCAGAATCTTAGTTCTAAATGCTAAGCATGAATCTGATTTGATTAATGAAGACAGAAAGCTTTATAACCAGATGTTCCCGAGTGGAAGCCAGCATTATGGGAATCTCTATGGATTTAAAGTCTATGTTATGTCTTCTAAACGATTCCCTAGGTTTAACAAGACAGATGGAACTAAAATACCATTTGGAGCAGCACCAGACACCGCTATAGACACTATCTGTTCAGTGGCATTCCATAAGATGGAAGTCATGAGGTGCGATGGTACAGCTAAGATGTTTGATGATACAGATTCACCTACAGAGAGAGGAGATGTATTAGGATTCCAAAAGAGATTTTTAGCCCTGCCACTGAGAAATAAAGCTATTTCAGCCATTTACTCAGCCGCAGCCTAACCTAAACTTAGCTAAGAGCTCATGTCTCAATTTTTTGATAGATTGATAGATAACCTAGAGAGAGGACTTCCACCCGATGTCCTTTCCAGGTTATCTAAATATCTGCCTTTTCTAATTGAGACTCTAGATCAGTATGAGATAAATAACCCTAACCGAGTAGAGAACTTCTTAGCACAACTAGCACATGAATCTCATGGATTCAAATACACTGTAGAAAATTTGAATTACAGTGCTAGACGGCTAAGGCAAATATTCAGAAAGTACTTTACTTATGAGGAATCTCTAGAATTTCAGAGAAAGCCAGAGCGCATAGCTAACAGAGTTTATGCTGGCAGAATGGGTAACGGAGATGAAGCTTCTGGAGAGGGTTATAAATACAGAGGAAGAGGACTCATCCAGCTCACAGGAAAGTATAATTACCAGCAGTTAAGTAAAGCCACAGGCATAGATTTTATAAAGAGTCCAGACAAATTAAAAGAGCCTAAATACAGCCTATTAGCCGCAGCCTGGTACTGGAACTCTAGAAAGCTAAATGGCTATGCAGATAATATAGATGTGAGAGCAATAACTAGGAGAATAAACGGAGGATATAACGGCCTCAATGATAGAATAAATTGGCTTAGAAAGTTTCAAAAAGCAATACCAGGATAGATGCTAGACTTAATCATTTCATACTTACCAAAGATAATAGGAGGAATTACACTTTTATTATCTGGAGGCTTTCTTATGAAAAAGCGAATGGAGAAAGCCGCTGCTAGGACACAGGAAGCTGAGGCACAAGGTTCAGAGCTTGACAATGTAGAGAAGGCTGTTCAGATTTGGAGGCAACTCTCAGAGGATTTAAAGAAAGAGATAAGTGAAATCAAAAAACTGAATGAGAGTCTGGAAGAAAAGATGTCTGAAGTATTAAGAGAAAACAGAGATTTAAAGAAGACTATTTCAAATCTTAAAAGAGAAATTACAGAACTTAAGAAAAAGCTATAGATGCTCAATAAGATTATTAACATATCACTAATTATTCTAGCTTTTTATAGCTGTGGAAAGATTAATAAATCCACGACTAAAACGCAGACCGACACTGAAATAAGTGAGTTAGAAACTATTACCAGAAAGACCATAGAAATAGAGACTGCTCCAGCAGATTCACTAAGGGGTTCTATTTCTTTAGAAAAAATTATTACAGACACTATAGTAGTATTCCAGGAAGGAGAAGTTCAGACCAGGTTAAAGCTGATAGAAAAAATTGTTTATGTAGAGACTGATTGTGGAGAGGTAGAGAAAAAAACTATCACAGAAGAGACAATTCAAACAGACACACGCACCAATTCAAATAAGACCAGTAATGAGAAGTTAAAACAAACCTCTCTTCATGGTATTTATAAATTTTCTTTATGGTTCATGATTCTGGCATTGATAGCTGGAGTTATCTGGTTCAGAAAGTATTCAAAGAAAACAATTTTACCCTTTTAAAAATTAAGTCATGAAAAAATTCTTACAAGACAAATTAGCCTCAGTATTTAAAACTAATCCAGCAGCAAAATTCCTTTACATAACCTCGGATGGCCATTGCTTTTTGCCAGAAGCTAGAAGCGTAGCAATGGACTATTGCAGAAGAAATTCAGTCACTTTAGAATCTTATGATAAAGATGGCGAAAAACTAAACACAAAAGAATTAGGCCATGTAGCAGACAGAAATTCAAATTCTAAGCGGCCAGCTCCTAAACTGGAGGCTGTAAAATCAAACACCCCAGAGCCAACTCCAGAGCCAACACCAGAGCCAACACCAGAGCCAACACCAGAGCCAACACGAGACTGGTCTTCAAAAATTCAATAGACTAAAGAATGAGGCTAAGGCTAAAGGAGTTTACAAGAATGGAATGAAGACACCAGAACTAGAAGAGGCTTTATCTAAAGCATAATATAAGAGAATTTAAACAGTATTAAAACCTCAAAAATGAGCGTAGTTATTATAAAAACTAGCGGAGGGCTAGGACGAAAAAACCCTTCACAAGACATGGTCTCTGGACTTATCACTACAGGAGTAGCAGTAACAGGCGGAGCTCAGTTAGCTACTACATACCGATTAGGCTCTGTTCAAGATGCTGAATCTATTGGCTTAGATTCTGATTATGATGAGGCTAATTTGGTGCTAGTTTATGAACACATAAAGGAGTTCTTTAGAATTAATCCAGATGGAGATTTATACTTAAGAATAGAGGCTCAAACAAACAACTTAACAAACTTAGTTGACGTCAATTTGCCTTTTGCTAAGCAGCTCTTAGCAGATGCTGAAGGAGAAATAAGACAGTTAGCAGTAGCTATTTGTCCTACTAATTACACTGGAGCTACAGCGGCTACTATTACGGCTGCAATTCCAGCCGCTCAATTACTAGCAGATTACCAGGAAGAGAAACACGCTCCTGTAAACATTATACTAGAAGGCAGAGGATTTGACAGCTTATCTGTTACAGATGTGGCAGCTAGGTCTCTTAATTCTAAGGATGTCTCTGTAGTAGTGGGTCAATCCATATCCGTTCAGTCTAAACAGATAGGAGCAGACTCTCCTTATGTTCAATATGCTGCTGCAGGCACATGCTTAGGAGCTTTATCTGCTGCCTCTGTGAATGAGTCTATAGGCTGGGTAGAGAAGTTTAATCTTCTAGGTGGTTCTTTAGACGTTCCTGGAGTGTCTGGAAACACTATGGCATCTTTAGCAGACAGCGTAATAGATGAAATGGATGAGAATGGATTAATCTATTTAAAAAATTATATAGGTTATCCTGGAGTTTATTTCTCAGCATCTCATACTTCTACTGTCATTACTTCAGACTTTGCTACCATAGAGAACAGAAGAGTTATTCATAAAGCTCACAGATTAGTGAGGACTGCTTTACTTCCTTCTGTGAACTCTCCAGTAAAAGTAGACCCTAATTCTGGTCAGTTAGCACCATCTGTAATTAAGAGATTTGAGGCTATCGGCCTTAACTCTTTAGAAACTATGGTCAGTGCAGATGAAGTTTCTGCTGTAGATGTATATGTAGACCCATTCCAAAACATATTAGAATCTGGTAATCTAGAAGTGCGGTTTGCTATTACACCTACTGGCACAGCTAATAAAATTACTGGAATTATAGGATTTGAAAACCCATTCAATTAATAACCTAAATAGAATTTAAAATGCAGGTAGAATTACAACCACTAATAAACGGAGTTAGACACGCATGGAGCTCTATAGAAGTGAACATCCTAGGAAGAATAGTAACAGGAATCACAGCTATTAAATACGGAAACGAGAGAGAGAAGGAGCTTCTATATGGAGCTGGCTCAGACCCCGTAGCCATGGGTAATGGAAACAATAAGCCAGAAGCTTCTGTGTCATTATATGCTTATGAAGTGCAAGGGATTATGGATGCTACAGAAGATGGAGACATTACTAAAATAGCTCCTTTTCCTATAATAGTTTCATATATGGAAGAGGGCTCAGACAAGCTCGTGACTCATACTATAAGAAGCGCAGCATTCTTAAAGAACATGAGAGACTGGAAACAAGGAGACACTAAGCAAGAAGTAGAGCTCTCTCTTATTACTTCTGGCATCAAATGGAAATAATCAAAAATTAAAATAAAGAGACATGAAATTAACGGATGCAAAAATCAAAGCTCTAAAAGCAGAGCACGGGGATATTTTCCTAATAGAAGTTCCTACAGAAGACAAAACTTCTGAACTGTGTGAAGTGCCTACAGTATCGGCAATATTTAAGAAGCCAGACATGAAGACTTTAGGAGCTTCTGCCAAATTCTCAGAGTCAGACCCTATGAAGGCTGGAAATGTTATTTATGAGAATTGCTTTATAGAAGGAGATGAACTATTTAAGACCAGCTCTGAAGTTAAGTTAGCTGCTTTAAAAAAGTTTAACGCAATCTTTAAAATTAGAGAGGCTACAGTAAAAAAGCTATAAACTCCAGCACTATTGATGTCAATAGTGCTGGAGACAGCATAAGGAAAGCCGCGGCTCTAATTCGAGTTACATTCGGAGCTCACATAGACCCTTATAGTTTATCAGATGAGGAGTTTGCGGAGCTCTATTCACAGGCAGAATACATGCTGGTAATAAATTCCAGAGTTCAAGAAAACGCAATGAAGAAAGCACTTTCTGAGGTTTTAGAAGCCGCTTTTGGAAATAGGAAATAATGAAAGAAGGAAGAATAGACTTACATATTCCAGATGATGTCCTTAACATGTTAAGGAAGGTTCTTAAGCAAATCCATAATGTAGAAGGAGCTGCTGAGAGCCTAGAGGAAACAGTGGAGGAATCTTCAAAAGGAATTTCTAAAAGTATTTCTTCTAATATAATTACTGGATTTAATCAAGGGTTAGAGGTTGTTACAAAATTTGCAGATTCTCTAGATTTTACTTCTGAAATTTCTGCCTTAAAGACTGACATAAGCCAATTTACAGAGCTAACTGGTTCAGAGCTAAATCAAGCTACAGCCGCTGTCTTTAAACTGTCTGAGGAATATGACCAAAACGCTAAAGATATAGCTCGGTCAGCCAACGCTATGAGTAAGAGAATAGGAGGCTCATTCCTAGAGAATGTTTCTCTTCTTACTAAAGGGTTTCAAAAAGGTGCTAACTTAAATGATGATTTACTTAAACAAATGTCTGAATATCCTACATTCTTAAAGGATTTAGGACTTACTGCGGCTCAGGGATTATCACTGATTTCTCAGTCTAGTAAAGATGGTGTCTATGATGATAAAGCTCTAGATTCTTTAAAAGAAGCTAACCTCTCTATAAGAGAAATGGGAGCTAATCAAGTTAAAGCTCTAAAAGGAATTGGATTAGAAGTAGAAGACCTAGCTGGAAAAACGACTTTCCAAGCCGTTCAAATGATTAGTCAGTCTCTGGAAGGAGCTAGCACACAAGCTAAACAGCTTATTCTGGCAGATATATTTAAAGGAGCTGGTGAAGATGCAGGACTTTCATTCATACAAGGAATTAGCTCTATGAATTTAGATATAGATACTTTACCATCTGTTCAAAAAGCTGGAGCTGGCATTAGAGGATTTGCTTCTGATGTTAAATCATGGTTAACAAACACCTTTGGAGATTTTAGCCCTTATCTGGCTTCAATAGGTCATTTCTCAGTGGCATTACTATCTATAATTCAACTCACTCAAACATTAGGAGTAGTTCAAAAAGTACAGGCTGGCTGGGCTTACATAGTAACAGCGGCTCAATGGTTATGGAATGCCGCTTTAACTGCTAATCCTATAGGAATTATCATAGTAGGAATAGGAGCTCTAGTAGCTGGAATAGTCTGGATGGTATCTAATTTTGAATGGTTTGCCGAGTTCTTCTTTGGACTTTGGGAGGGTTTAAAAAAATACTTTATTATCCTGGTGGAATTTTGGGCTAAGTATCTAAATCCATTTGGCTGGATTCTTCAGTTAGTAGATTACATCTTCCCTGGTTTCATAGATTCGGTAAAAGAAACTTTCTCAAAGGCATTTGATTGGATTTGGGAGGTATTTGTACAGCCTTTAATAGATGCCTGGAATTGGATTAAAGAAGCTTTAGGTTTTGGAGGAGAAACTTTAGAAGGAGTGGTAAACCATAACGTAAATGTGAACCCAGCAGAACCAGAACCAGAGCCAGTAGTTCCAGACGCTTCGGCTAGAGAAATTCCTACTGAAGGTTTAGCGTTTAGCCCTACTACACCTAAAGGGTCAAAGAAAGTTGCTGGAACTTCTTCTGGAGCTTCGGGCAGTTCATCGGGATTTAGTTCAGCCGAGAAAAAATCTGTTAATGTTCATATAGAGTCGCTAGGTAATATCACTCTTTATTCTCAGAGTGTTAAAGAAGGAGCTGCTAGAATTAGAAAAATAATTCATGAGGAGCTCATAGGAGCTGTTAGAGACACTGAGATATCATTAAGCAACTAAATGGATATAGTTTATACCATACCTCAAATTTTAGCTCTTTCTGGAGGCATACGCTATGCTCCTGGTTTGTCTGAGCAAATTAGTAATCTCCTAAATGAGCCAGACCCTGTAAAATTCCAGAAAGCCTCCCAGGAGGTTTCTAAGACAATTCATGGCTATAGTGGAGTGAATACCATTAGCGAATTCTCAGAATCTGCTCAGTACTCCAGCTCGTTTTTTCAAAATGTTCCTATTTTCCTTCCTTTAGTACTAGAGTCAATAGAAAGCACATCTAATGATTTGCTTTTAGAGAGTGCTATAGTAGAATTATCTAGAACTAAAAATATAATTTCCACACAGGTGCAGGGAAGAGACACCTCTGTAGATGAGTTCATAAATAATGGAGAGCATCAAATCACAGTGAGCGGTTTTTTAGCATCTAAAGAAGGAGGCTATCCACAGAGTAAATACACCGAGCTTAGAAAATTTCTAGACTATAAACAGCCTATCCAAGTAGTTCATAAAGTATTAAACATAACAAGTATTTATGAAATAGTAATTTTAGATGAAAACATCCCTAGGACTCAATTTACAAATATTCAGCCGTACTCATTCACAGCTAAAAAGTCTGAGCCAATAGAGCTAATAATAGAATGAAGATTCTTCACACAGACATATCAATAAATGGAGTGAAATTCGATTTTGTGAATTCATTAGAGATTAGCTCATCTTGGGAGCTGTTAACTGATAAAGCTACTATTGTGCTTCCTTCTAGTCTAAAAATAGAAAAGAATAAGATTTCTGAATTTTTTAAAGTTGGTGATTCTGTATCTATTACGGTTGGTTATGATAATGATTTGTTCCGGGAGTTTTCTGGTTACATTACACAGATAAAGCCATCTGTTCCATTAGAGATTAGCTGTGAAGATGAGATGTGGAAATTGAAACAGGATAGCATTACAGACTCAGGTAAAAACGCCACGCTTTCTGATGTTATTGCAAAGCACTTTTCTGAATATGAAACTAAAATCCTAGATATAGAGCTCGGAAGATATGCCTTCGATGCCATTTCTAGGGCTCAACTCTTAGAGAAAATAAAGGCGGATTTCGGCCTTTTTAGCTTTTTTCGTGATGGAGTGTTAGTGGTAGGTAGAAGGTATGATGCCGAGACTGCTAGGCACGCTAAAATCAGACTAGATTTTAATCCAGAAGAGGATGAATTAGTGTTCAAATCTAAAGAAGACATTAAACTTAAAGTTAAGGCAGTAAGTAATAATCCAGACGGGTCTAAAGAAGAGGTAGAAATAGGAGACCAGGAAGGAGAAGAGCGCTCGTTAAACTTTTATGATTTATCAAAGTCTGAGCTAAAGACAGCAGCAGAGAGAGAATTCGACCGCCTTATTTATGATGGATGGCATGGCTCATTAAAAGCATTTGGCCAGCCATTCTGCCAGCATGGAGATATTTTAGAGCTTATTTCTGAAGAGGAGTCTGATAAGTCTGGTAGTTACTGGATAGATGAAACTATAGTAGAATATGGAGTAGATGGATTTAGAAGAACAATAACATTAGGAGCGAAAGTATGACGTTGAAAGAAATAGTACATAGAGCCATTGAACAAAAGCTACCGATTAATGTTAGGATGGCTAAAGTGGAAAAGGTGAATGAAGACACTTCATGTGATGTGTCTATTGGAAAACTTGTTCTATTAGATGTAAGAGTATGCAGTGTTATCGGAGCAGACTTAAAAGGAATTATTCCAGAACCTAAAGTAGGAAGCTCGGTTATAATCGGAGTCCTGGATAACAAAAATGAGAGTGCTTTTATCATCCTTTTAGAGGAGCTAGATAAATTAAGTTTTCTAGTACCAGAAATTTTATTATCTGGAGATGAATTCGGAGGAATTGTTAAAAGCAAAATAGTAGCAGATGAAGTTAACGCTAATCGTGCTGAGATTAATAAATTAAAACAGGCTTTAAGTTCCTGGACACCAATTCCACAAGATGGAGGAGCTTCATTAAAAACGATACTGTCAAGCTCAGGCTCATTAGTTCAAAAGCAACCAACTCCAAAAGGCACATTTGAAAACGAAAAAGTGAAACATGGCTAGAGACATACTTTATGGTGATAATAACGAACTAAGAATCCAGAATGGAGATTTTGTGAGCGGCATTTCGGATGGGCAGCATGTAGAGGACATTCTTTTATCTCATAAAGGCCACTTTAAGCAGTTTCCAATGATAGGAGTGGGAATTCATCACTATATAAATAGCCCAGATTCGGCTATTAATAGAGACAAAATGTTAAAAGAGATAAAACTACAACTAGAGTCAGACAATGCTCAAAATGTAGATGTATTAATAGACCAAATAGGTCAGTTAAAAATTAGTTGTGAGTATGCAGAATAAATTCACATTTTCATCAAATCAAACGCTAATAGATGTGGCTATAGAAGTTCACGGCTCAACTGAAGGATTATTCTTAGTTATGAACGCGCTGGAGAACCCTTCTATTTTTGGAAATAGGCCAGGTTTTGAGTTTGAACAAACAAGCGAAATTTTAGATAAAAATGTGGTGAATCTTTACAGTAAAAAGAACATTAAACCAGCATCAGAAATCGAATAAAATGGCATCAATATCAGAATATTACAATCAGTTAATCTCAGAAAAAGAGACTTTTCAGCAACTAAATAATTTAACACCCGTGCCAGATGGAGCTACAGTTTTAGCCCAAGATGTTTCTAGCGGCTCTAAAGTGGCACTATGGAGACTTATGCTGTGGATTTCAGCTTATTGTGCTTGGATAATAGACCAGCTCACAATTCAGCACAAATCTGAGATGTTAGCTCTCAAACAGAGATTAATCACTGGCACGGCTCAATGGTATCAAGAACAGTGTTTCAGATTTCAATATGGCCATGACTTAGTCTGGAATGATAGTATTTATGATTATCAAACAGCAGATGAAAATTCTAAAATTATTAAAAGAGCAGCCGTTAAGTCTAATGGCTCAGTAGTGAGTATTAAAGTAGCTAAGCTAATTAATGAAGTTCCTTCTCCATTATCTACAGCAGAAAAGACATCATTTGAGGAGTATATAAGTCAAATTCAATTTGCTGGAATTAACATTAATATAATCACGGCCGCAGCTGATCTAATGAAGTTAGATTTAAAAGTTTATTATGACCCTCTAGTTATGTCTCCAGATGGCTCTCTTATTTTAAATTCTGCTCTATTTCCAGTGGAAGAAGCTCTATCATCTTTTTTAGGAGAGCTTCCTTTTAATGGTGTTTTAAATCTCACAAAATTAGTAGATGCTATTCAAGCGGCTGAAGGAGTAATTGACCCTATTTTGAATTCAGCAGAAGCTAAATACGGAAACTTAAGCTACATAGAAATTGAAGAAAATTACACCAGTTATGCTGGTTATATGAAGATAGACCCAAACATCCCACTTTCAACTCAGATTCAGTATGTATCAAATTGACCTTAAAAAAGTAGCTCTATCATTAATTCCACCGCATAGGAGGAGAAAGCCACTAATTCAAGTGGTTTACTCAGCAATAGCAGGGATTAAAAATGTGCTTTCAAGTCTATATGAATTTGAGGCGGATTTGAACTATGATTTACAATTTAATGCACAAGTGATATATTTTGAACATGTGTTAAATGACCAATTCGATGAAATTACCAGGCTTATCTATATAGAGAATTTATACCCAGAAAAGGAGTATGTGTTTAATAAAGTTGAAAATAGACCTCCAGTTTACGTGTTTAATAAGGCAGAAAATGAAGCTCCTTTTTACATAGAGAATTTAGAGGATTATGACTATTCTTTTAATTATCTTATTCATTGTCCTGTAGGAATATCTGCTCAAATAGATGAAATAATAGAGTTAGTTGAAGCATACAACTTAGCTGGAATGACTTACCAAATAGTATTTGATATAATTTAAAAAGATGGATTTTTTAGACAAAACACACTTAGGAGGCATCCCGTTTGAATGGGATGACCTTAGATGGATGGACAATGCTCAGAGAGATGCTTTAACCCGTTCTTTAATCGGATTAGCTGGAGGCTTATTATCCTTCATTGTTGAAGGATGTGAATTCATAGGGTCTGGCGCACAAGTTTATGTGAACAAAGGCTACATTATGTGGAAGGGTCAGCTATTAAAGGTGAATCTACACCAAGTAACCAATCCAGAATTGGTAGATTATCATTATGTAACTATCGTAGACACTCCTAACTCTGAAGGTTCTGAGGTAACTGAGAGCAATGACACAGTAGAATGTTACATAGAAAGAAGATTAGTAGTAGAGAATGGAGCTAATCCACAAGACCCTAATCATTTTGAATTTAATTCTACTAACTTTCCAAGACTCTCAGACATAACTTCTGGATGGGATGCACAATGGCAGAATTTAGAGTTATCTCCAGACAATAACACACCCTTTGTAACTGAAACAGAAAACCTAACGGCTATTACTTCGGGAACTTACAAATATAAAAAGCTGGGAAAAGGTTGTTTCTTTGAGTTGAATTTAGTTGTACAAGTTGAAAATATCTCAGCACCTTTTAAGCTAGCACTTCCAAACATTTCGCCTCAAAATCAAGGTTTCCACTGTTATGGAGTCTTTGTACTTAAGTCTGAGAGTTCAAATGTTAAATATTTGACTGACATTACTAACTCTGGAGATATGTTAGAGTTCACCAGAACTGGAGGCGGCAATTTCACACAAGATTTGAGAGTATCTGTTAGCTTCTTTATGGCCATTGACTAATCTTTAAACACTATTTAAGCCCTTATTAATCTAAGGGCTTTTTTGCGCATTAAAATCAAAATGTACTATTTGTTTTGAAATTATGTATTTTTCGATTTTCGGAAATTACATGCCAATTTATCTTACCGGTAAGATTCTTTTTACCAGTGTAACCTTTTAACATTTTAGCGTTTCAGATACTGAAGGAATGATACAAAAACAGCCTGACCGTGACACCATAATTTCCGAAGATGCAGCTCTAGTGGCCAAAGCCAAGGAAGATATGTCTCACTTTGATGGATTGTATAGAAAGTATTATTCCCAGATATTTAGGTTTGTGCGCAAACGTGTGCTAGATCAAAACCAAGTAAATGACATTACCTCTCAGGTGTTTTTAAAAGCAATGTTAAAGCTAGAAAATTACAAACACCAAGGGTTCCCTTTTAGCTCATGGCTTTATAGAATAGCCCTTAGTGAAATGGGAAATATGTTTAGAAAAAATTCTGCTCATAGAATGATAAGACTAGATGATGAAGTGACCAAAGAACTGGCAG